GATTTATCTGTTGTTGAAAATACTTATGTGCCAAAGCCAAAAGAAGTAAACGCAGAAGATGATTTAACATTCTAAAAAATTAACATATTGCAGATAGATTAATTTCTATTTGCAATATTTTTTTTAAACCTATAAAACAAAACACATGATAACAAATTTTGAAGAATATACTTTTGAATTAAATTCAATTGAACAAAGGGCATCAAAATATATTGAAGCATTGCTACGCCACACCGGCGCAATTTATTCAAATAGAGAATTAGCAGAAAAAATTTATCAGCGTTCCGGCCAATCAAAAGAATACAAATTTGCAGACAGCCGCATACGCAGCATCATTAATTACTTACGCCGCACATCAGCACCAAATATAGTCGCGAATTCATTTGGTTATAAAATTACAGAAGACACAGCGGAATTAATTAAATACGAACAATCGTTACTTGATAGAATTGGTGCCATGCAGGTAATTGCTGACCAAGTAGCATTCTATATTAAAAAAACAAAATGATAAATTTAACTTTAATCGGAAAGGTTGCAGAAGCCATTAAATGCAGCGATAAAACATATTTGCAGATAGGGAGAGAAATGGGCGTCCCTACGGAGTTTGTTTATAAATTGATGCTAATGTACTACGGAGTAGGCGATAACTCTTTAAAATCGCTTAAAAGTGAGTTTAGAGAAGAAGATATAGACATTGGACAATACTTAAATAATAATCTATCATTAATTGAAGCGGAAGCCGGTACCATAGTGCTGTAATTAATTTATTAATTTTACCAAAAAACAAAACACAATGAAAGAAACATTTTATTTTTCGCATGATTACAATGCGCGCAGCGATACAAAAATCAAAAGATTAATTTATTCTTTAGGAATAGAGGGATACGGAATTTATTGGGCCTTAATTGAAGATTTATACAATAACGAAAATAAGATGGCCTGCGATTACGATTTAATTGCTTACGATTTACGCGTTGATGCCGGTACCATTTTAAAAGTTGTTATGGATTTTGATTTATTTGAAATCTATGATGGTTATTTTAGCAGCATATCAATTGAAAAAAGATTAAATGCAAGAAATGAAAAATCAGAAAAAGCGCGTTCCAATGCATCTAAACGATGGAATGATGCAAACGCAATGCCATCGCATAGCGAACGCAATGCTATAAAGGATAATAAAGTAAAGGATATTAAAATAAAGGATAATAAAATAAAGGATAAAAAAACCTTGCACCTTTTTTCTGATAGTGAATATTTTGATTTTGAAAAATTTTGTTTAAAATTACCGGATTGGTCAAATGATAAATGTAAATTTTACCACGATGCCGCAATTGGTTATTCAGAAAGCAAAGGCGCAAAATATTTAGATTGGATTGCAGCAGTTAAAAATTGGGATAGAAAACAACCTTACACAAAAATAAAAAACAATTATGAAGCAGGAAAACAACAGCGTGATGAATTACGCAACAGAGCCGAACAATTTATTGCCAACAAGTTATTCGGCAGTTAGACAATTAATTGAAACGCAGCCGGTATCTTTGGCTGTAATTGGCAAAACAGAAGGAAATGAATTAGTTAATGCATTGTTAATCAGATTAGTTGAAGGATTATGCAGCAGCTACAATGTAGCAAAGAATATGGATGTAAATCAAATCCAAGAATGTGCAAATTTGCTCTATCAAAATTATTATCATTTTAGCGTAAACCATTTTACAACCGCGTTCAATAGGTTTAAAATGAATAAATATCCGGATATTAAAATTTATGACCGGTTTGATTTGAGTATTGTTTTTGCTATTATTGAAAAATTTGATTTAGAGTTAAAAGAAATGCGCACAAAAGTTGAGCAAGAAAAATTGCAGGCGCAGCAAAAACAATGGGAGGATAATGCGGTACCAATGCCGGATAATGTGCGCGAAGAATTAGATAAACTGAAAAAAAAGTTTGCAAAACCTGCATTCGTGAGCAATGCGCCACATCCGCAAGAATGGAATCAAACAAAAGAATGGTTTGATGATTTCAATACAATTTATAAAGAGCAGGGAGAAACAAGGGCAGGCATTAAATACATAAAGATTAATGGATTAGTAATGGACAGACAAGGTTATTTAGTACATAGATTAATTGAAATACAAAAATAATTATTATCTTTGATTGTTTTGTTTTAGGTTCTACCGCAGTATCCATTGATTTGGTGCTGCGGTTTTTTTTTCTTTAATTTGCTGCATGCAAAACTATTATGAATTAACCATTGGCGTATCTTCTGTCACAAAAAAAATAAAAATTGTGACAAAAGAAATGGATTGTAATAATTTTGAATTATTTGATGCGCATTATAGCAGAAGAATTAACAGAGAGTTATTTGGCAAAGGTACCGCAAAACCTTATAAGATATTGAATATCAAACTATTGAAAGAAAATTTAGGATTAAATGTCCATGAAAATTGATTAAAAATTTATGCAAACATTTAACAAGCACCAAAAAAACATTTAACAAATGATGGAAAATAATATCCAATTTTATGCTTATGATGGAAAAAAATATCTTTGTGGCTCAAAAGTTAGCCGTATTGATACGCATTAATACGAATAATGAGCTTTAAAAGTTACCAAATTGGGAACTTAAAACGCATGAAATTTTAATAAAAAATTATGCAAAAGCATACTAAAATTTATCTTGATTATTTTGGATTTGATGTTTCAGATTTTGTTCCATGTGAAACATGCGGCGGCAAAGCGGTTGATATCCATCACATAGATGCGCGCGGAATGGGCGGCACCAACAAAGATAGTATTGAAAACTTGATGGCATTATGCAGGGAATGCCACATTAGATATGGAGATATAAAAGAAAAGAAAGAATGGTTAAAGGAATTGCACAAATACAACCTCTCTCGGTAAACGAAGCATGGCAGGGGCGCAGATACAAGAGTAAGAAATATAAAAGTTATGAAACAGAATTGCTTTGCATTTTGCCTGCGCTGCAAATACCGGCCGGCGCATTAACCATAGAAATTGAGTTTGGATTTAGCAATGCAGCCAAAGATATAGACAATCCGGTCAAACCTTTTTTGGATATTTTACAAAAAAGATATAGATTTGACGATAAACAAATTTATGAACTTTACATTGTTAAAAAAATAGTTAGTAAAGGAAAGGAATACATAGCATTTAAAATAAATAAATATGGAAATTAAACTAATGCCAACAAAAATGGTAAAGATTGATATAATAAAAATCAATCCAAGCAATCCAAGAGTAATAAAGGATTATAAATACAAAAAACTTTTAAAAAGTATAAGAGAATTTCCGGAGATGTTAATGCTGCGGCCAATTGTTGTTAGTAATGATATGGTAATTCTTGGCGGCAACCAAAGATATCGAGCATGTCAAGAAGTAGGTTTAAAAGATGTTCCAATTATTTTAGTGAGCGAATTAAGCCAAGAACAAATTGATAGATTTGTAATAACGGATAATGTTTCATTTGGAGATTGGGATTACGATATGCTTGCAAACAATTGGGATAGTGAATTAATAGATGCATCCGGATTAGATTTATGGCAACAGCCGGCCGATGTTGATTATAGTTTATTAGATGATGCAAGCGGCGGATTAGATAATTTGGTTTCTGATATGGCGGATGGCGTAAAGAAAGCAATTCAGATTGAATTTGAAGCAGAACATTACGAAGAAGCGCAGGCATTAATAAAATTTTGGCGCGAACAAAAGATGTATATCGGCGGCGTGATTATTGAAAAACTTAAAGAAGAAAAAAATAAGCTAAAATGAAAGTCTTTATAACAATTGGTGGCAATGGAACGCGGATGAAAGCAATTAGTCCGCAAGAAAAACATTTGCTGTATTATAAAGGGCATCGGATTATAGATTTGATATTAGAATTATATCCGCAAGCAATTTTGATTGGCAATAAAAAAACAAACAGCCGCAAAGAAACATTAAAAGAGATTGAAAATGAAATAGATTGTTTAATTATTGATTGTGATATTATACCTTTATTAGAGCAAGAAATTGATTTCCAAGAAGATACAATATTTGTTTTTGAAAGCGATAAGAATAAATATGGCTCTTTGAATTTAATTGGCGATAGAGTAATTGCGGTATCGGAAAAAGAAAATATATCAAACATAAAATGCAGCGGCGCGTATTTTGTTAAATCAATTGCAGCTTTATTGCAAAACATGACAGATGACAATAGCATAGCGTCCGGAATGATTGGTGCCAAAACAATTAAAGAAAATACATTTATAAGATTAGGCGATATAGAAGATTATTTTGAAGCATTATGATTATAGCAGTTGATTTTGATGGGACATTGGCATTAGGCAACAAAAGCCACATCAGCATATTAGAGCCAAATCTTTTATTGATAAAAAGATTGCAATTGCTGCGCGCGGAAATTAATCCAACGATAAAAATTGTAACAGCAAGGGGCTCAAAATCAAATCTTTCCGCAGAAGAAAAACAAATCAGATACCAAAAATTAATATCAGATTGGTTAAATAAATACAATGTGCCATTTGATTGCATAAGTTTCAACAAAGAATACGCAACAATGTACATTGATGATATGACAATAAACCAAGATGCAGCATTTGCCGGTTTATTAAGTCCGTTCACAAAAAATAAAATAATATTCACGCCGGATACCATAATCAAACAAACGCAAAGCGCATTATTTGAATTTGAATGGTATAAAATAGCCGCAGCGCATTTAGATATTCCAAAGGTTTTATTTTGCAACGATGAATTGATTATTACAGAACGCATAAAAGACCATAGAAAGCCAATGGCGCAGGATTTTATTGAGGTAATTAATAAAATGCGCACAATAGATGGGAAGCCGGTACCATTTGAAACATATTTAGAAAACATAAAACCAATAAAACATTCAACGCAGGCGGTTGCAGATTTACAATTGCCGCAGCACGATGCTACATTCTTCCATGGAGATTTATCAACAACAAATATTTTAGTCGCAGATAAGATATACTGCATTGATGCAAACAGCCGCAATATATTTGGCAGCTATTTAACAGATGCCGGCAAAGCGTATTTCAGTTTAATAGCATTTGAGCAAAATTACGCGGAAGCAGAAAAGATTGCGCAGGCATTTGGGCCGGATGTTATAAAATTTGCAGTCGCTGAAGGATTGCGCGTTTGCAAATACCAAGAAAAATATATTTCAATAGTAAACAATATCGCAGATTTGATATGAAGATAGCAATACCCACACACCGCAGGGCAAATGTAATTAACAAATTGACATTAAACCTTTTGCAACAATTCAATAAAGCGGATATCTATATTTTTGTAAGCGATGCGCAGGATATGCCATTATATCAAAAAGAATGCGCCGGTTATAATCTAATCCAATGCAATACAGATAATGCGACAGATAAGTTTAATTTCATACAAAGCTATTTTGATGGCAACGATTTTATATTTGTTATTGAAGATGACATTAAAAAAATTCAATCTTTAGTAACAAGCGACATCGCAAAGCTATTCAAGTTTATAGAAAGCTATTGTTTGGGGCATAATATTAATTCATTTGGCGTATATCCAAGTTCAAATAAGTTTTTTATGAGCAAGACAATAGATATTGGATTGACTTATATTGTTGCAAACCTATTTGGATTTAAGGCGCAGCAAGATAGCCGGTTAATGTGCAAGATGCGTTCAAAGACAGATTATGAAAGAAGCGTTTTGTACTATAATATTCTTGGAGATATTGCAAGGTTTAATTTTATATCTTGTCTGACAAACAATTATAGCAATGCCGGCGGCATGCAAGAAATGGCAAATAGAGAAGCCATAGAAAAAGAAGCATCATTAATGCTGTGCAAAATGTATCCGGAAGTTTACAGCATAAACACAAAAAGAAAATCAAAATATACGGAATTGAAAATGAATAAGAATGTTAAAAAACAAACAATATGAAAAGAATAGATTTAATTGAGCAGCCGCATGCAAATAAGATTGGCGATAAATGTATTTATGTAGAGCCAAATATTACAGAAGATTGCATATTCTATGGCGCAGATGGCAATCCGATTGGTTTCTTTTTGCGCAGCATGCCAACGAAAGCAAGTAAGTTAGCAGATTTAGCGAATGCGGAATTACTTTCAAAGAATGTACCAAAGCAAGAAATGAGCCGAGGGCCGCAAGGCAATAAAGCGGACAAGGCAGCAAGGGCCGCAGCCGGTAAGAATTTAGTAACGCAGTTCAGCACCATTTTAGGCTCTGTGGCACCGAAACCACACATGCGCAGGCCTTATCCTACCATCAGCAGCGTTCACTCCGTTAAATCGGCCGGAATGTTCATTAAAGCGATGCTATTATTAGCCAAAGAAGCAGAAGATTTAATCCAAGACATTTTGCCGCAGCAATATGCAGCGCAGCAAGAATTATTTAAAGATGTGAAAAAAGAATGGCGATTTGGCAATTTGTTTACAAGTAGCATTTCAAACTATAATATCAATGCGGATTACCATAGAGATGCCGGCAATATAGTTGGCGCAGTAAATGTTATAATCACAAAGCGTTTGAATTCTATTGGCGGAAACCTTAATGTGCCGGATTACAATGCCACGATTGACCAATGCGATAATTCAATTTTGGTTTATCCTGCATGGCGCAACCTGCATGGAGTAACGCCAATTATTCCAATACATGATGGCGGATACCGCAATAGTTTAATATTTTATCCTCTGAAAGCATTTAAAGGCATTTAAGACTACGAAAATGGACATACAAAAAAAGGCAATGCTTGAAGCATTGGAAAAGAACTTGGGAATAGTTACCGGCGCATGCATGCAAGTTGGCATTGCAAGGTCTACGCATTATTTGTGGATGGGCAATGATACAGAATACAAAACAGCAGTTGAAGAAATTGAAAATTTGACTTTAGACTTTGCAGAAAGCCGGTTGCACAATAAGATTAGAGATGGCGATACCACAGCCACAATATTTTTCTTAAAGACAAAAGGCAAGAAACGCGGATATATTGAACGCGTAGAGCAGGAAGTTACCGGTACCATGGACAACCATTTACAGATATCAATTATAAGGACAGACCACAGAATTAAGAAAGCGGAAAACGAAATAGATTTAGAATAGCATGTTTGAAACAACAGAACTCTTTGATGAAAATTTGCAGGCTGATACAAAAATTGTTATCAATCAAGGCGGCACATGGTCATCAAAAACTTATTCTATCTTGCAGGTGCTATCTTACATTGCATTAACGGATGCCGGTTGTTTGATTACCATAGTTGGACAAGATATTCCAAACTTAAAACGCGGCGCGCTGCGCGATTTCCAAAACATTTATTTAGATACGCCATTAATTGAAGCAGAAATATTTAGTTTCAATAAATCAGAACGCACATTTGTATTCCGTAATGGCAGCACAATTGAATTCCAATCTTACGATAATGCGCAAGATGCCAAATCCGGAAAGCGCGATTACCTTTTTATTAATGAAGCCAATGGTATTGATGTTAATATTTGCAAACAGCTAATAATCAGAACGAAGAAAAAAGTTTTTATTGATTACAATCCGGATGCAGAGTTTTGGGTGCATGAAGAATATTTGAATAATCCAATTGCTACATTTTTATATTCAGATTATAGAAATAATCCTTATGTGCCGCAAAGCATTATAGATGAAATAGAGGGATTAAAAAATATAGATTTTGAATTGTGGAAAGTTTATGCGCGCGGAGTTACCGGCCGCATAGAAGGATTGATTTATAGGCATTGGAGCACAGCAAATGAATTTCCTGCGGACATTCCGTTTGTTTATGGATTAGACTTTGGTTATAACCATCCAACAGCATTAATCAAAACCGGTTGGAGCGACACCACATTATACGCGCAGGAATTAATCTATGAAAGCGGATTAACAACCGCAGCACTAATTGAAAAGATGCGCAGTTTAAATTTAGGCAGCATACAGATTTACGGCGACGCAGCGCGACCGGATACAATAGAAGAACTATATCAGTCCGGATTAAATGTTTTCTCCGCAGAGAAGCCGGTAAAGGATGGCATCAATGCTATAAAATCAAAACCTTTATTCATAATAGATAGTCCGAATTTGGTAAAAGAGTTGCGCACATACAAATGGAAGGTAGATAAGAACAATAAACCTTTAGATGAGCCGGTTAAATTTAATGATGATGGAATGGACGCAATGCGTTACGGATTTTATAATGGCTTTAAAGCTGCAAACAAAAAGATATCATGGTTTTAATAACAATAGACAAAGAATACCAATTTCCAACGCAATTGAATGAAATTACGCTGCGCCAATTTATAGCCATATCTGAAAAAATAAATGAAAAAGATTATGACAATATAGTTTTTGATTTAATACCGGTGCCGGAAGAAGTTTTTTTTAACATAAGCATAGAGGGCCGGTTTAAAATTATACAGCTAATTGAAATTTTAATGGATGGCGAATTTTTGCATGAGCAAAAAGGTATTGATTTAAATTTATTAATAGATTGCCCGATTGGCCAATTTGAAGATTGGAAAGCAATGTTAATGCAGCAGAAAGATAATGCATGGAATGCGCTGCCATACTTATGCATTTTAGAAGCAGGCGATTACAATTTTGATAGCAGGATTAAAGACCGATTAAATGTTTGGTTGGATATGCCGGCATCTGTTGCACTTTTTTACCAAAACATTATCAACCAAGAATTTGAAGATATTAAAAACAAATTCCTACCTTTGTTTGAAAACGAAGTTGAAGATATACAATTAGAAGCAGGTTTACAAACGCTGCAACAATTTGGGGGATATTTAACTTTGGTGCAATTGGCAGGGGGAGTTTATAAGGACATAGATGCTGTTTCAAAAACATCAGTTGGAGAAGCCTATACATTTTTAACTTATAAGCACATAGAAAGGCAATATGAAAAAAACTTACAAAAATTATTAAGTGAAAAAGCTAATAGAAATATTCAAGATTAAAGCAGATAAATCATTTTACTTTGGTAATGGTACCATGATTGAATTAAATGCGCAGTCGGATGCAAAGTATCCATTGATTTGGATGCTCTTTCCGGTAACGATTACCAATAACAGCACAAACAATTTTATCGTATCGCAAACATACAATTTCAATTTATTGTTTTTGCAATCCGGCCATACAACAGATAAACAATCAACGATGAATAAATCGTTTGATGATATGAATAATATTATGGTTGGATATATCCAATCTATGCAAATTGATAATGAAGATTTGGAACGCAATCTAATGACATTTGGGCAAGCTTCAATGATTAACAAAAAGCAAGACAATGTTCATTTCGGTTGGTCGGTGCCGGTCAATGTTACGCTGCCAATTGATAGTTCACTTTGTTGTAATATGTTTGAATAATGGATTTTAAATTAACTACGCAAGTTGTAAATAATTTGAATGATGCTTTGGTTAAAGCATTAAATAAGGCAGGCTCATTATCTGATTCTCATGAAGTTGTTACAAATCAAGAAACCACATTTACAGATATAAATATTGTTGCGAATGATTATTGGTTTTGGCAAAACGCAGGTAGAGGAATTACCAAAGTAGGAAATTATCCTGCATTGTTGCGGCCCAAGATTGATGATTGGGTGCAAAAGTTGCCGACATGGTATGGGCCGGATAAAAAAGATGGCTCAAAAGGCAAAGCATTAACAAAAGATGAGCAGGCTTTTTTGATTACGCGTAAAATACATCGCGATGGATTTAAAGGAAATTTCTATGTTGATAATACCATACCGCAATTTGAAACATTAATTAATGAAGCAGTATTGCAAGACATTCAAAATTATTTTAATAACGAATTTGACAAATGAGTTTAACATTAGAAGCACAGCCGGCATTTCAAACTGCGGTTTATAATCCAATCACATATTTATTTTCTTCAGATGTAAGAGATGATTATACCATTGGCGCGCAATTATCAGTTGGAGCAGGAAATATTACAAACACCGCAGGATATGTTACATTCTTTTCGGCAGCTCATGGATTATTGCAAGGCGATTTTATTTTAGTAACAGACCAAGCAGATTTAACAAACTTGCTTGGAGTTGTTTATATTACGCAATTAATTGATGTGAATACATTTGTAACAAATATTCCATTTACAATTACAAATAGTGCAAATGTTTTATTCTATAAATATTATAATAATTACAATGCTATTATTCGTGTCTATGGTTATTTTGATTGCATTGCAGATTACGGATTATTAGCTAAAATACAATTAAGACCATTTTTTGATAATGGGTTTTGTAATTTCTATATTGACATTGCAGATATTTTGAAAGATTTTAATTCGGATTGCAATACCGCAGCCGGCGGAATATCTTCAGATTTATATTTATTGTCTTCAACATTAACTTTGCAAAATAACGAACAATCATTTTTAAAATTTTACATTTCGTATGCCGAAGGATTTGATAATCCGGTTGGAACAGATGCAGAATATATTGAAACACCTCCAACAGATTTATAACATGCCTACTATTTATTATACATCAAACGCAGCATTGCAATACAATCAAACAAATGATATGGTTGATTATTATTTAGATAATAATACGCCGCCGCTTGCAAAATTTTTAACAGAAAGTCCAATCACAAGAATATTAGCAGAAAATGAATTATCTGCATTGTATTTTTTAATTTTTATACAAGATATTTTTGTTCGTTATTCTTATTATGAAAATAATACTTTTATTTCTAATACTAATATTAATTATTTTGAAGCAAGTTTAGAATATCATAATGCAATAACAATAAATTGGAGCGGAGCGCCTGCAAATGCAAATAAAATTGCAGTTCAAATTTTTGAAATAGGCGGAGATGAGCTTTCGGAAATAAGATATTTTATAAAAGCAGAAAGTACATGCATTGAAAATCAAATTGTATGGCTTAATAAATTAGGCGGATACGATAGCTTTATGTTTACCGGCGGATTAGAAAGTTCGATTACTGCAACAAAAGAAACAGAAATTGAAAATCCATTTAATACAAATTTTTTATCGCCTTACGCAATTACATCTTATCGTTCAATAAATTCAAGCAAGCAGATTAAGATTGCGCATCGCTGCGCTAATAATGAAACTGCGCAATGGTTAAAAAATGAATTAATTAATTCATCTGATATTTATATCGTTGAAGATTTGGTTTATAAACCGGTATTAATGCAGGATGCAAATGTGGGATACAATTCTTATTCAAAAGAATTTATAGTAACATTCAATTTAAAATACGCTTACCCTATTAATATTCAAACAAGATAATGGATTACGCAGAAATTATAATTGATGGTCAATTTACAATAGAATTATCGGGTGCTAATATTAGCATTCCAACAACCTATGAATTGATTGATATTACAAATTTAAATAGGCGTAGCGGAAGCAAAACAAAAACGATTACCATACCAAGAACAAAAATAAACGATAAAATATTTGGCATCCCTTATAACCTTGCGGCAAATAATCAATTTGATAAATTTAGCAGCAGAAAAATTACAATAAAGAAAAATTCTTATGTGGTTTTTGATGGTTTATTTAAACTGACAGATATTACAATTGATACTATTAATCTTTATGCGTTTGCGGAATTAAGCAAGCTGAAAGAATTATTTGGCGAAAGAACTTTAAATGAATTAAACCTTTCAGATTTAGACCATTTATACGATGCAACAATTTTTGATACATGGAACGGAATTTATCCGGTTGCAAATGAAGATTATTTTTATCCGCTAATTGATTACGGAAAATTTGATGGAAAGACACCGGTTGTTGATTGTGAAGCAGGCGCGCAAGATGTAAAGATTACTGATTTGCGTCCTGCGGTTTATTTGAAGCGCATCATCAAGCAAATGGTTTACGATAGTGGATACACATTGCAAACAAGTTTTTTTGATAATCCGACTTTAGAAAAATTAATGATACCTTTTACGAATAATGAATTTATTCATTCTGTTGAAGGTGGTATTGAGATAGATGGTTTTTGGGGATATGCCGCAGCCGAAACAAATATACCGGCCGGCACAGATGGCGTTTTTATTATTCCAACAGACATAGAAGTTTTTGACCCATTAAATCAATGGGATAATTCTTTATACGAATATATTGCAGCAACAAATCAGACAACCAAATGGTCAGCAAGTTTTGAAGTTATTTTTGACACTCCAAGCAGCACCTTTGTTGCGCCGGAAGAAGGATATTTTATTGTAGAAAGATACGATGGTTTTAGTTGGACACAGATACAACAATTTCAAATCGTTAGACCAAATTCAAGATTTAAATTTCAAGCGCAATATACCGGAACGCAAACATTTGGTATCGGCGAAGGATTGCGTTTTAAATTTAACAAGCAACAAGAAACAATAAATATAAGTTTCAAGATGCAGCGTTTGACATTTGATACAAGCGCAGGCGGAAAGACAATTGAAGTCGGCGAGTATGTGCAATTGGCCCCAAATTTACCGCCAATAAAACAGCAAGATTTATTTAAGTATTGCTATCAGATGTTCAATTGGGTGGTATTGGTTGATGATATTACCGGCGTAGTGAATATTGACACATACGAAAACTATTATAGGAATGGCGGCCAAAAAGATTTCAGTAAAAAAATATCTTTAAAACCAAATCCATCAATCAGTTATTTGCAAACTAATTTTAATCGTAAATATGATTTTAAATACAAAGGAGATGACAAAGATTTTTGGCTGTTGCAATACAATCAAAGACAAACATTAGCAAGGCCCTATCCGTTTGGAGATGGCAAATATTATTTAACGCAGGATGGCGAAGCAAAAACCATTGGCGAAGTTGGATTTTCGCCAACGATAATTGAAAAAACATTTAATGGCACCGCACCGAATTACATTTATCTTCCTACGATGTGGGAAGATACAAGACCTGCGGTATGGACTACGCAAAGGATGCCAAGAATATTAATTAATGCAGGATTAATTGATATATCAAAATTATCCGATGTTTATACGCAATTATCAACAGAAGGTGCCACATGTGTTGTATCTCAAATTCCTTTATGTTATTTTCAAAAGGTTCAATATAATGATTTTGCAATAGATGCGTTTGATTTAAACCTTTCTTTCAATACGCCATTAGGAATTGGCTTTATGCCAAAAAATTTGGTTGATACTTATTACAAAAATCCAATAGACCAATTGAATATTAGCGCATCTTTAGTTGCGTATTTTAATTTATCTGCAAGAGATATTGCGGAATTAGATTTTTCACAGCTATGGTACATAGAATATTTCAATGCTGTGTTTAGATTAAACAAAATAATTGATTTTGAGCCAAATGGCAAAGGATTAACCAAAGTAGAGTTGATAAATGTAGGGGTGAAATACGATTATGGAGATGAGTTTGCAAAACTTTATCCAAATGTTCCTACCTTTGGATACTTAATAACAGAAGCAGGAGATGACATTTTAACGGAAAACAATTTTAATATAATAATAGAGTAAAAATAAATAACATGGCAACGAAAAAAATATCACAATTAACAAACGCCGCAGCATTAGGTGGGACAGAACAAATTCCATTAGTGCAGGGCGGCGTAACTTTAAAAGCTACGCCAAATCAGATGGCAACCTTTATGCAGACCGCATTAAATTTAAGTCAATATGTAACAAATGCTTCGTTAGCGAGTACATTGGCTTCGTATGTTACAAATGCATCTTTAGCATCAACATTGGCCGGATATGTTACTACCGGCACATTGGCAAATTATGTTACAAATGCTTCTTTAGCATCAACATTATCTTCTTATGTAACAAGCGCAAGTTTATCATCTACATTAGCAAACTATGTAACGAATGCTTCTTTAAGTTCAACATTGGCAGGATATGTTACAACCGGAAGTTTATCTTCGCAGTTGGCAAATTATGTTTTAACAACTACATTAAGTAGCACATTAGCAAACTATGTTTCTTTAGCAGGAACGCAATCAATTACCGGCACAAAAACATTTAGCAATGCGAGTACAAAATTTTATACGAATTTAGGCATTAGTCCATCTTCATCGGGCGGCGGCGCGCCGGTCAATTGGGTTTCAAGATTTGGTAATTTAGTTCAAACGCAAGTTTTAGATGCCGGTATTAATACCGCAGGCGCAGCATGGTTTCAAAATTATAATTCAACAGATGATAGTATTTTTGGTGTCATTGCATTGAATCCGCAAGGCGGCGATGTTGTTGTAAATAGAATTACATCAGCAGGATATAAATTTGATGTTAGTGGTACATTCAGAAATGCGAATAGTGCGTATCTTGCAACAACCGCAGGCGGCGCAGTTGGTATTGGATTGACAACGATTGATGCGACTGCTCAATTACACATGTCTTCAACAACAAAAGGCGCATTGTTACCAAGATTAACAACCACACAAATCAATGCAATTACAACACCGGCAAATGGATTGCTATTATACAATACCACATTAAATCATTTGTGTTGTTATCAAAGTGGCGCATGGGTTAAATTCTCACATTCTCCAATGTAATTAATTAAAAAAAAATATGGATAAAGTTCAACAATTACAAATCTTGCATGGTGCATTTGATTTGGCAGTACAAAAAGGAGCATTCAAATTAAGCGAATGCGAAGCAATATTAGATGCGTTAAAAGCATTTGCAAATGATATTGCAGAAGAAGAAAAAGAAAGTGAAAACATTAAAGAAAAAGAAAATGAAAAGAGGAAATAAAGTAAGGTATAAAAAGCATTTGCAATTTGAAGGAAATTCAGACAATCAAAACGAAAACATAATTAGTTATGGAAACACAATTGGTTTTGTAGATTATGAAAACAAAAAAGTTTTTCATAATATTCCATTTAATGAAATGACATCAATGAATGTAAGGCATATCAAATGGGCATTAGGCAGGGCAAAGAATAGAACAAAACAAAATGGTGCTAATAGTGAATGGACAACATTAGAAGGTTAATAAAAAATGGCAGATGAAAAATCAGTTGTTTATAATGTGTCCATTGAGTATGGCGCATTAAAACAATCGCAAGAAGATATACAAAAAAGGATTGTTGAATTACGCAACGAGCAAAGCAAATTAGATGCAACCACAAAAGAGGGGCAGAAAGCTATTCGCGAGAATACCGCTTCGCTATCTGCATTGAATACGCAGTATAAAACAAATCAGAAAGCGTTAAATGATTTAACAACAGCCGAAAAAGGAAATACGGATAGCATAAATTTTAATAATAATTCAATCGCTCAAAATCGCGCATTGTTAAAGGAAATGACTGCGGAATATATCCGCATTCAAAATCCAACAAAAGCACAAACAGAAAAGCTAAAAAAATTAACCGACACATTAAAAGAGCAAGAAGCAGCCATTGGAAACAATGTGCGGAATGTAGGTAATTATAAAGATGCGTTCAAAGAAGCATTAGGTGGCGTTTCAATCTTCGGTGTTGGATTGGATAAACTTGGTAACAAATTAAAAACAAATCCAATAGGAATTCTAATTGCTGCGCTCGGTGCGTTATTTGTTTACATGCAAAAGTTTGAAGCAGTATTTGATTTTTTTGAAAGAGGATTGGCCGGCATATCCGGCGCATTTGAAGGTGTCATTGGAAATCTTGGTAAATTATTGCAGGGGGATTTTAGTGGATTTGCCGAAGGTATTGCAAATTCAGCATCAGAAAGTTATAACCTCGCGCAAGCTACGCAAGATTTAGAAGATGCAGAAAGAGATTTGCAAGTCCAACAAGCAATCGGCGATGCGCAAGTAAAAAAATTAATTATCAGTTCAAAAGACAGAACAAAAACAGATGCCGAAAGGATTGCAATATTAAATCAAGCAGGAGATATTGAAAGGAAAAATTTTGAGAGCAAAGTAGGTATTGCGAAACAAGAATATGCAATTGCTGCGCGTGAATTAAAATTAGCAATAGATAATGGCACAGCTAAAGATGCTATCAGACAAAAAGAAGTTGATGCGAAATTAAAATTGGTTGAAATAGCTTCGCAGAGTGCAGAAGTTGAAGAAAGAATTTTAAATAGAGTTAATCAATTAGAAGATGATGCCGCAGCAGAAAGGCAAAAAAGGGAAGATGCAAGAAAAAAAGCAATTGAAGATAGAACAAGAAGGGAATTAGATGCATTAAAAGCGGAACAAGAAGATACTGCGCAAGCATACGCAGAAGGATTAAATAAATTAAAACAAAATCTTGCTGATAAAAAAATCACGCAAGAACAATATGATACGCAAGCAAGACAACAAGCATTAGCAAACATAGAAGAACAAATTGTAGATTTAACATTAAGAAATAATAAATTGACAAAATTGGATGATGCAATTGCAAAGCTGCGCATTCAAAAAAAGACTATGGAAATTGATGGGCAAATTGAGCAAAATAAAAAATTAGAAGCAAACGAAAATGAAATAAGACAAAAAGCGCAAACAAATATTGTAAATGTCAATGATAAATTAATGGCAGATGCAAAGACAAGATATATGGTTGAATTGGATGCCGCGAATGGTAATGCAGATGCTAAATTAGCAGCGCAGCAAAGATATGCAGATGAAGTTTATGCAATTCAAATAGATACCTTGAATAAGCAAATCGCATTATTAGAAGCAGATACCGCAAACGCAACAACAAACGCCGCAGAAATTGCAAAGATGCGAATCGCATATCAAAATTTAGTTACAGAAAACGGAATTAAAAGCATAAATGAAATTGATGCAGCTACACAAAAATCAGAACAAGAAGGATTAGAAAGGTTTCAAAAACGCGCTGAACAAGTTGCGCAAGTTAGCCAAATGGTTTTGGGTGCATTGCAAGATGCAAATAATGCCGCAGCAGAAAAAGAATTAAATACATTAGAGCAAACAACAAAAGCAAAAAGCGAAGCATTAAAAAGCCAATTGAATAAAGATTTAACCGCAATCAAAGATAATATTGCAAAAGGTTTAATCACTAAAGAGCAAGGCGATGCGCAAGAAGCAAAGCTGCAAGAGAAAGCAGATGCAAGGCAAATTCAAATTGAGAAAGATGCTTTAAGACAAGAAAACGAAATTAAACGCAAACAATTTGAAACAGATAAAAGATATGCAATTGCTCAAACAATTATAACAACCGCATTGAATGTTATAAAAGCGTTTCCAAATCTTTTTGCAATGATTGTTGCCGCCGCACAAGGTGCAATTCAATTGTCAGCAATTAAAGGTCAAGAATTTACGCCGGCCTTTGCAGAGGGCGGATTGGTTGAAGGATTTGCAGGCGGCGGATTATCCGGCACCAAAATAAGCAAAGGCATGGGGATGCCAATTAAGCGCAGCAATGGAGATAACTTATTAGCAACAATAAAAACCGGCGAAGTGATTTTAAATCAGCATCAGCAGGCAGCATTAGGCGGCGCAAGGACATTCAAAAGAATAGGTGTTCCGGGATTTGCAGATGGCGGCATGGTTGGTGCCAATAGCATATCAAACGAAAGCGACAGAGTTGTTGAAGCAATTAAGAATCTTAATTTAGTAGTTTCTGTTTCAGAAATTACATCCGTACAAAATAGAATACAAGCAATAGAAACAGCGACATCATTATAATGGCAAAGGCAAAAGCAACAGCGCAGAAAATAAAAGTTAATTTCGGCAAAAGAAAAACCGGTAGAGCAGCAAAAGCAAAAAAATTTCAACCAAAAAAATATAAAGGTCAAGGAAGATGAATATTGAAAAAGAATTTTATACAAGAATAGATACAACCTTTGGCGAATGCAAAGAAGTTGCATATCATTTAGCAGAAAAATGCGCATTAACAACCGGCGATATGGAACGATATTTAATTAAATGCGAATATGAAGAACAAAAAAATATTAAGGGCCGCAACAAAAAGCCATTAATGATGGTCTATTCTGATTTAGCTGAAAAATATAGCAAGAGCATACATGCGATTATCTATATTATAAAAAAAATTTAATTGTAAAAACTTTACAAAAAACCATTTAACATTAATTCTATTTTTGTTTTATGGAAATTTATAATTTACTAATCAATAAAGATATCGGTACAGACAAAGGCGAAATTTCAGCCGAGTATGTTCGCAGTCAAATTGATGCTGCAAAGAAAGCAAACGCAGCAGAGTTAAAATTAATTATAAATTCGCGCGGCGGAAGCGTTTATGAAGGATTTTCAATCTATAATGATTTGAAAGATGCCGGCATAAAAGTTACTGCATACATTCATGGATTTTGTGGAAGCATCGCTACATTAATTGCATCATCAGCAGGATATGTTGAGATGTCAGAAACAGCGCAATACATGATACACAATGCAAGCGGCGGCGCGCAAGGCACAGCAAGTGAAATTGAAAGCACAGCAGAAGCATTAAAACAAATTGATGCAATCCTTGCACAAAATTATTCAAACAAAACCGGCAGAAGTGTTGAGGAAATTAAAGTATTAATGGACAAGACAACCTACATGACACCGCAAGAAGCAAAATCTTTAGGATTTGTAGATGCGGTTAGAATGCCGGTAGCAGCATTCGGAAATTTTAATCCAAATATAAACATGAAAAAAAATAATATCGGCTTCAATGCAAAGTTAGCTTCTGCATTCAAAGCAATAGAAGAAGCATTAACCGGCACAGAGCCAAAAAACTTTGTTGAACCATTAGCAGATGGAATGACAATTGTTTACGGAGAGGGCGAATTAGAAGTAGGCAAAGAAGCATATCTTGATGAAGCTATGCAAGAGCATGCGCCGGAGGGCGAACATGCATTAGCAGCAGGAAAGATTATTGTTGTAGATGCAGCAGGCGTAATTATTGAAATACGCGATATTGAAGCAGCGGCACCAACAGAGCCAACAGAGCCAACAGAAGCAGAAGCAAAGGTTGCAGAATTAACTGCGCAAGTTGAAGCATTAGTTGCAGAGATTACAGCATTAAAAGAAGAAAAAGAAATTGTTGAAACAGCAAGCGCAGAATTCAAAGCCAAAATGGAAAAAGAATTTAAAGCATTAAAATCAACAATCACAAATGCAGGCGTATCTATTACAGATAAGGCACCGGCACACAATAAAAAAAGTATTTCTGCATTTGATAGCTTTGCAGAAAAGAAAAGAAACGATTACAAATAATTTAAAAACATAAAAAAAAAATAAAATGGCAGATGTATTAAATGTAGATGTCGCTTGGTGCGGACAACAAGCGAACGAAGTGTTGGTAATTCCAACATTCAACACACCGGAATTGACAAGCGAATTCCGTATTATATTAGATATCAAATCAAAAAGACAATTAGCATTAGATAATATTCTTTCGGGCGTAGTTAGACCGGATGTTGGATGTGGTCGCGATGTTGCAGGAAATGTAGTCAATGTATTTGACAAAGAACTTGCTGTTTGTGATTTGAAAGTAAATTTAAATCAATGTGCTAAAAATTTAGCAAACACATTCATGGAAGAATGGTTAAAGACCGGAAACGCATTAACTGATTTAACCGGTACTGAAGTTGAAAGTTATATTTTAGACAAAGTTAAAAACGCATTGCGTTTAGATGTTTATGACATCGCATGGTTTGGAGATGTAAATTCAACGAACGATACATTGGCTTCATGTAATGGTATTTGGACAAGATTGGTTGCCGGTGCAAACGCATACGAAATTGAGAAAGTTACAATCCCAACTACATTAGTAGATTGCACAGCATTAGATACAATGCGCGCGATGTACGATGCAGCTTCTGATTTATTAGACCAAATGCCGGAGGGCGATAAATACTTTGCATTGACTCGTGAGTTATACAATAACTATTTAACATGTAGAGAAGATGCATGCTGCGGCGATAAGTCATGGGATATGATTGAAGCAGGTGCAAGAATGTTAATGTTTAGAGGCATTGTGGTTTACAAAAAATCAAGATGGTCACAAATTATTTCTGCAAATAGCTTAAATCATACACATCGTGCGGTTTATACATACAATCAAAATTTAGTAATTGGTACGGATGCAATTTCTGATACTAACACATTAGATTTCTACTATGTAAAGCAAGATAAAATGAATTACATTGATGCAGAATTTAAAATGGGAACGCAATATGTTTACGGAGAATTATCTGTAATTGCATTATCATAATTATTAATTTAAAAAAAAGGAGATAAAGATATGCCATGTGGAATAGTTAGCGGATTAGCATGTGCTACCTGCGAAGATTTACAATCAGTTGGCGGTATTAAAGCAAAAAATATTTATGTAGGTTCACTATCTGATTTAACAGATAGTGGATTTACAAAAGATGTTGAAGGTGTTGTTACTGCAATTGGATTACAGCCTTACAATTACTTGTATAAATTCTGTGCGAAAACAAAAAGCGCAGGAGCATCGCAAGAATTAGTAACCGGCGAAAATAACATCAAATCATTTACGCAAACAATTACCGGTAAATTTCAACAACAGACCCAAGACGCTAAAAATGTTTGGGATAACTTGAAATTATTAGATGATATGTTTGTTGTAATTGAAAAAACAAATGGAACATTTGAATTGTATGGCGAAGCAGCAGGTTTAGAAATTACTGCATTAACAAAAGCAACCGGTGTATTGATTGGAGATGACAATAGTTATAATGTAACTTTGTCACAACCGATGGGCGGCGAGCAATTGTTAGCACCGGATTTCTTTGTAACAAGTTACGCAGCAACAAAAGCATATTTAGAAAGTAAATTAGTTTAATTTCTAATAAAAATATTTCGCAGAGAAGTAGTTTCAAGGAAAGAAGTTTTAATATGTAGGCCGTCTTTGGCAGACAAGAAGTTAAGACATTATAGAGGAATATAACTTGGGATTGCGGAGTAAAGGCAACGGAGCATAAGCATCGAAGGATGGAAGTGCTGAAGGCGGAAAGTAGCAATACGATTAAGGAGGGTCAGTGACCCTCTTTTTTTTTGTAAAAATTTTGCATTTCAAATATTATCATTACATTTGTTTCGGCTGCGGTTATAAATTAACATTAAAAAAAATTTTGGGGAAAAAGCCGCAGCCATTTAACCAATGGATATCCAAGAATTAAAAAATTATTTTGTAAGTAATGGCGGAATGCAGCTTGCAAAGAATAATCCAAATTGGCAAATCTTATTTGATACCTATCGCAAGCAGACCGGCAATAAATTAATCGTTGGATGCGGAAGTTGTTACGCAAAAGCATGGAGATGGCTGCAAAAACAATAATCCATCAAATATATTTTGATGATAATAGCAAAAAGTATCTACAAGAATTTGCTATTCCTTACGATAATACATGGTATGAAAGCAAACCGAAACAACCGGCGTTTGAAAACCATATCATTTCAGATTTAATAAGCGCAGGCGCGCACAAAGATTGTGATTATTTTGGCGTTTTATCATGGCAATTTGAAAAAAAGAATTCTTATTGGTTAAAAAACATTTTTGATGATATGCAAAAGTTTCCAAATGTAGAAACATACACATTCTATAAAGCGCATACGCAGGCGAATTTGTGGCGCGTAGCAGAGCAATGGCATGCCGGCATAATACAAACTGCGCAGCATATTTTTAATCGTTTTAATGGCTTTAAAATAAGCCAAATTGATATGCCTACAATCTATCAGAATGCGCATGTAAGCAAATCTGACATCTATGAAGATTATGTGCAAACATGGTTGCAACCATTAATGGAAATAATGGCCGACACAGAAGATGTTTGGTTGCAAGAAAGATTATATTCTGATACCAAATACAAATCCTATTCATTAAACAAAACTAAATTGCAAAATGTTACCGGCGTTCCTTATTATCCGATGCATTCATTCATCTGTGAAAGGTTTTTCGCTACATATTGCGCAGCTAAAAAAATTAAAATCAAGCATCTATGTTAAAAATTAGGTTAGTCAGCAATTACGCTGATAGTAAAAGATTGACAAGTGAGGTCATTAGGCAATTTGCACCAAAAGAATTTGCCATTAATTTTGAATTTGTTTACGATGATAGCTACGACATGCTATTTATTTTCAATAATTGGGATGGCGATATTAAAGTAAGCAAAGAAAATATTTTTGTATTGGCGCAAGAGCCGGCATGGAGTACAAATTTTTTTGATTGGAATGGTAAATGTGCGGAATTTATTTCGCCAACGAATAACCAATTGCCAATGATGTTCAATTGGACGGGATTAGATTACGAAGAAGCAATTAATTTAAAAGTTGAAAAGAAAAAACCATGCAGCTTCATTGTGGCACAGCATCAAGCGCAAGATGGCACATTATACGAGTTCAGAAATAATTTAGTGCATCAGATTTTAGATACCAATTTGCCGATTGATATTTACGGAAAAGATTGGAATGTATTTGATAGCAGGTGGAAAGGCGCAATTGAAAATAAAAGTCAAGGATTATTAGAATACCATACTTCTATCGCGATTGAAAATTGCGAGCAGGAATTTTATGTTTCAGAAAAGTTTTGGGATATAATTATTTGCGGCGCGGTACCAATTCCATATCATGCTATAAAAGAAAACACAATTGATAATCTAACAGCATTTATTGAATTATTTACTTTAGGAGATGGCGCAAGTTTAGTCCAAGAGCAAAAAGATTTTTATTTTGATGAATTAAATATATTGAATTATATTTTAAGCAAATGCCAAAGATAATAACATTTGGAACAAAAGAATATGTCAATGCAATGGGCCGGCTCCGCGCATCTGCGCAGGATTATGCGAGCGTTATTACATACAATGAATTTCATATTCTCAATGTAATAGAATTATATCCGCAGCATTTTTTAAATAGCAAAGGATTTGGATGGTGGCTGTGGAAACCTTATTTAATTTCAAAGACATTGGATGCAATGCCGGCCGATGATTATTTAATTTATTTGGATGCAACAATTGAAGTCTTGAAAAATCCATTAGAATTAATTAAAAGTAATGAAGATATTATTCTTTATAATAATGGGCAATCGCATCACGAATATTGCAAGTCAGAATGCTATTATGGCATGGGAATTTATTCCGGATTAGACCAATTGCAAGCCAATGCAGCAATCCAAATTTATAAAAACACAGAAGCGACACAAACATTTTTGACAGATTATTTTTATAATTGCTCAAATCTTATGTTTGTGAATGATGAATATAAAAAAGAAATTCAAATATCAAAATTTAAGGCCCATAGACATGACCAATCTATCTTGACAAATTTAGCAATTGAAGCCGGCATACAATTAAAACCATCTCCATGTCAATGGGGAAGCAAAGGGAACGCATATTTTAACCATCATAGAACAATTTAAAAATGAAAAAATTAGTAAAATTAGCATTAGAAAACAAAGCACAGCAACATCCAAAAGAATTAGAAAAGCTATTAATATTTTTAGATAGCATGCAGAGCAAAAAAATTGCAGTTGAAATAGGCAGCTACGATGGCGGATGCTTGTATGCTTATAAAGAAATATTTGAACAAGTTTTTTCAATTGATTTAGAAGAGCGTTCGGGATTGGAAGGTGTAACTTACATAATTGAAGATAGTCAAAAAGCATTGCCAATATTAAAAGACGGAATCGGCGGTAAAAATACAAAGATTGATTTTTTAATGATAGATGGCGACCATAGTTACGCAGGCGTAAAAGCAGATTTTCAATTATATCATAAATTAGTTAGGAAAGGCGGCGTAATTGCTTTCCATGATATTTTAGATACGCCATTGCATCGCGAATTGTTTTGCAGAGTGGATTTATTTTGGGATGAAATTAATAAAGATGAAAGATTTGAAGCATACGAAATAATTGATGGCGATGGCGCATGGGGCGGCATTGGAATTTTAGTAGTAAAATGATAGATATTGTAATTACTTGCAAAGATAGATTGCCGCATTTGCGCAAATCTTATGTAACTCTATTAAAGGCGATAGGGCAACGAAAGGATATCCGCGTTATAATTGTTGCCTATGGAGATATATTAGCTTACAGATGGGCTAAAAACAATGCTATCGGGATAATGGTTGAAGCTAAAGGTTTTAATCTTTCTGCGGCGCGGAATATTGGAGCAGCGCAATGCAAATCAGATTGGATATTGTTTGCAGATGCAGATACTATTTTTGAAAGTAACTTTTTTGATGAATTAAATTTAGAAGCCGGTTGCTATTATACCGGCGAGCCACATTGCAGCGGGAATTGCATAGTTAAAAGAGAAGATTTTATTGGATACGATGAAAACTTTATTGGATATGGCGGCGAAGATGTAGATTTATACATTGGATTGACAAGAAAGAAGTTAATTAAAAAACAATTATTTAATTTTAATTACATAATGCACAATGATTTTGAAAGGTTGCGCAATTATAAAGGCGAAAAAAAATGGGAACAGCAAAAAAGAAACATTTTATACCTTATGAAAAAGCATCCGCATGAATTTATCTTTCCGCAGTATGTGCCAAATGAAATGAAAGGAATTTTATTATGATAGAAAAAGCATTTATTATCAGTTTACTTTGTTTTGGATTTTATCAAGTTACAAGATTTGGACAAATAATGTTTTTCATACAAAGGGCCGCAGCTAAATTGCCTGCAATATTAGGGAAGCCTATTTGTTTGTGTCTTACATGTATGGCATCGTTCCATACTTTATTTTGGTATCCAATATTTTATGGTTTTAATTCACAATTAATACCGGTGGCAATTATAGCAGCCGGATTAAATTATTTAATAGGAATTTTATCTTCTCATTATGAATAAGTTAGCCGGCATTTGGAATGTTTGGGATGGCGATGAGCATTTGCGCCGCTCTATTGAATTAATTAAACCGCATTTAGATGCGGTAATTGTTATCTATCAGAACATGAGTAACATAGGCGAGATATACGAGCCGAATATACCATTTGAGATATTAGATTTTAATGAATTTTATATTCCAAAATTAGATGCATCTGCGCAATGGAATGAAACTTACAAAAGGAATAGAGGATTGCAGTTAGCAAGAATGATTGGTTGCACACATTTTATCCAAATGGATTGCGATGAAATGTATTTTCCACATCATTTTGAAGCAGCAAAACAAATTGTCTATGAAAAAGATTTAGATGCTTCTTATTGCAAGTTGAAAACATATTATAAATATCCAACAAAACAAATCGTTCCGGATGAGGATTATTTTGTGCCATTTATTCACAAAATTTATCCGGAAACAATAATGTGTTTTGACAGAAGATACCCTGCATTTGCTGACCCGACAAGAAGAACAAACACATTTGAAGTTCATGAAGAAATTGATTGGCTGCGCATGCATCATTATTCTTTTGTCCGCGAAAGCATTGCGCGTAAATTACGCAATTCAAGTTCGGCATCTGCATTTGCAGGGCAACATCATTTGTGGGATAAATTTGAAACAACCGGCGAGATGATACATTTTAAAAACCACAGCACAATAGATGTTCCAAACCATTTTAATTTGTAAAAAAATTGCAAAAGTTTAGACTTAAATATCAATAAATTTGTAACAATATGGAACTAACGCAAATATCAGATAATTATTTTTTATTTCAAGCCAAAGCACCGGCCGATTTAACTATCTTTAATCAAACAGATGATGTTTCAAGGGGGATAATTCGTTTTGGATTAAACAATAATTTTCCACAAGAGATAATAAAATCAGTTCAGACATCGCCGATTGCAAATTCTTGCGTTGAAACGCATGCAAAATTTTTGTATGGAGATGGATTGAATTTTGAAACGCCAAATAATCAGCCGAGCGCATTCGCAGAAAAATTAAAATTGGTTTTTAATGATTCTTTCTATCAAAGAGTTTGCTATGACATGGCATATTTTGAAAGTTTAGGATTAATTTTGGAATTCAATATTAATGGTTTTTTAACTAAAGTTAAAAGTCAAGATTTTTCAACCATAAGATTAGGCGTTCCAAATGACAAAGACAGCGAAATTACTTATGCAAAATTATCAAGTAATTGGCAGCAAGAAAATAAATTAAAAAGATACAAAGCTATTGCAATTGATTTATTCAACGATATCCAAACTAAATCTAAAATTTATAATTTTAGTCTTAATGGTTTATACGATGATTTTCAAAAATGGAATGGCGCATTAAAATACATTAGACGATATAAACCGGGACAAGTATATTATTCTCAACCGAAATACGCATCGGCATTGAAATGGATTTATGCAGATGCACAAATTCAAAACTTCCATGCAAACAATATAGATAATTCATTTGCACCGGCATTTATCGTTTATGTCCCTTGGAAATTAGATGGCGTTGATGAAAATGGCGTTCCAATGAAAGATAGTTTGCGTAACTATATTGAAGATAGATTAACCGGCGCAGACAATGGCGGAAAGTTTGCAATATTAGATGGCGCAGCTAAAGAAGGCAGCATACAGATTGTTCCTTTCTCGCAAAGCACATCGCATGAAATGTACATTGCATTATCAAATTTAATTCGCGACCACATTGCAACCGCATTCCAAGTTCCGCCGGTATTGGCAGGCATACAAGTTTCCGGCAAATTAGGCACAGCAAAAGAATTGGCAGATGCTACATTATACTATCAGAACGCAATTATCAAACATGACCAAAACCTTTTGATGTTTGAATTAAATAATTTAGCAAAGATGATGGAAGATTACGATGGTACCATTATTTCAGTTTCAAATTCAATTCCATTAGGTTTTATCGCAGATGCGTTTGCAACATCTTTCACAGAAGAAGAAATTAGAAGCGCGTTTGGATATGGTGCCAAAGAAGTTCAATTAAATACAAAAGCTACAAACATAATTGACAACATCAATGCATTATCGCCATTGGTTGCAAACAAAGTTTTAGAAAGTATGTCGCAAGAAGAAATAAGAAGCCTTGCAGGTTTGCTCGGTAAGAAACCATCAGATATTGTTACACCTATAAATCCACTTCCATGAGTTGTTGCAAATGCCAATTTATCCAACAAGAAAATTTCTATGGCGTAGTTCCATTATCAAGAAATGTTGAAAGTCAAAATATAGATATTGCGATAAATAATACGCAGGTAAAATATATTAATCCTTTGCTGTGCCAAGATTTATTTGATGAATTGTGCCAACAGATTGAAGATGATGAATTAACCGCAGCGAACGAAGCATTGCTTTGCTATTTACAGCGAGTACATGTTTGCTATGCTTACGCAGATTTATTATTTTTTCATTCTGTGCAAGTTACCAAAGAAAGCGTTGTCCGTAAATTTACTGATGAATCAGAATTTATTGATTTTGATACGAACGCAAAGCAAGCAGATTATTGGACAAACATGGCGCGAAACTATGCAAACGAAATGTTTGAATGGATGAAATTAAATATTGATTTAAATCCTTTATTTGACCAATCAAATTGTAACGATTGCGAAGACCACACAGAGAATTCAAGAAGCACATGGGGGATTAGCTAAATGATTAACATTTACCAAAATCTTGATACCAAATTAACATTATTTCTTGAAGAAACGCATGATTATTATTTGTTTGTCTTTACAAAGAATAATGGTTGCACAGAAGTTAAAAATATTTACACAGCCATAGAATGTGATTTCTTTTCTTTTATTGTTAATGAAGATTTAGAAGTTGGCACATGGATTTTAAAAATTTACGGACAAGATAATTATTCAAATTATAATCCGGAAAATGCAATATTAGTTTTTGAAGATAATTTACGCGTAAATAGTATTGAAGATGCAGGCGGTAATTTTTTAATTACGCAGGATTGCAAATACATTTTAACAGAAGCAGGAGAATACATAATATTAGAGTAATGAAAAATTATCTTTTAAATAATATCAATTTGATTTTAACATTTTTAGTAGTTTATTTTGCACCTGCATATCCAATTATGATTGGAATTGGTTTTTTGGTTACGATGGATTTTGTTACCGGTATTTTGGCAGCAAGAAAACGCGGCGAAGAAATAACATCCAAGAAGATGCGACCAACAATCATGAAAGGATTTGGATACATGGCCGCAATCTTAATTGCATTTGTGATGCAAAATATTTTTTTAACAGATATGGAAGTCATGAAAATAGTTAGTGGATTGGTTGCCATGATTGAGTTAAAATCTTTAGATGAAAATTTAACAGCTATTACCGGCAAAAGTATTTTCAAACAATTCTTAAAAGATAAATAAAATCTTACCTTTGTTTTAAACCTTAAAGCCATGATAAGTAAACACATATCAGAAGAAGAAGCATTTAAAAGCCAATCAGCCATTAGGCATGGCATAAAAAACAAAACAACAGATGCAGAAATATTAGCGAACATGAAACATGTCGCAGAAAATGTTTTTGAGCCAATTAGAAAGCATTTCAACCGGCCCATTGGTATCTCATCTTTTTATCGTTGTGAATTATTGAATAAGAAAATAGGCGGTGCCAAAAATTCGCAGCACATGTCCGGCGAAGCAATAGATATTGATGCAGATATATTCGGAGATTTGACAAACAAAATTATTTATGATTTTGTAAAAGACAATCTTGAATTTGACCAATTAATTTGGGAGTTCGGGGATAATAATAATCCGGCATGGGTGCATGTATCATTAAAAAGAATTGGAAAGAATAGAAAACAAATACTGCGCGTAAAATGAAACAATCAAAATGGTTAAAATATGTAGAGCCAAATAAAAGTCTTTACAAAAAATTAAAAGGGAATAAAACGCATTTTGCAAATGCAATCATTGATGCGTATCCGGAATTAAAGAAGACAGATTTTGGCGGCCTGCATTGGTTTTTGAAACAATATTATAGCGGAAATGGATTTGAAAAAACAGAGCCAATAAAAAAAGAAATAAATATTGAAGAATCCATACAAGAAGACAGAAAGTTACGCGCAATAAATTCAAAATTGCAAGACATAACAAAAAAGAATATTTATTTATTAGAAAAACTAACTGCGCAAGAAAAATTATACGATGATTTATTAAGTATAAAAGAGCCGATTGAAGTTTTTGAAATACCAATCGGGAAAGAATGCAAAATTAATCGCGCGATACCTATTATAAGTTTATCAGATTGGCATTTAGAAGAAAATGTTTATGCCGGCCAAGTTAGCGGATTTAATGAATACAATTTAAAGATAGCAGAACGCAGGGCCTTCACGATTTTTCAAAACATTTTAAAATGTATTAAGAAAGAAAGCAAAGATGTTCAGATAGATGATTGTATTATTTGGCTTGGAGGGGATTTTATATCCGGTTATATCCACGATGAATTAATTGAAAGCAATAACCTATCGCCAATTGAAGCGACAAGATTTGCAAAGCGTTTATTAATTAGCGGAATTGAATTTATATTAAAGCATTCTAAATTAAATTTGATATTACCATGTTCTGTCGGCAATCATGGCCGCACCACAAAGAAGATGATGGCATCAACCGGTTATAAAAACAATTATGAATTTGGAATGTACTGCGATTTGCAAGATTATTTTAAAAGAGAGAAGCGTATTAAATTCCACATACCAATTTCAGATGATTGCTATCTTGAAGCATTCGGCAAAACATTGCGTTTCTTTCATGGAGATGCTTTAAAGTATGGCGGCGGCATAGGCGGATTATCTATTCCATTAATTAAATACCTGCATAGAAAAGATGAGCAGCGCAAAGCGGATTTTAATTTTCTTGGCCATTTCCATCAATTGTTATATCCAACACATGCAAGCTGTGTGAACGGAAGTTTAATTGGATTAAGCGCATACGGATATAAGATTGGATTTAAACCGGAGCGACCGGCGCAGGCGTTTACATTATTAGATGAGAAAAGAGGATTTACAATTAAGATACCAATTTTTGGAGATGAAAAATAAATCAGATGAGCCGGAAGATTTAAATCTTGATGACATTGAAGATATGTCAGAAGAAGATATCTACAAAGAGTTATATTTTTTAAAAGAATTTTTGTGGGAAGTTGAAGAAAATCAATTACTATATTTTCCAAATAAGAAAGTAGAATGGCAAACAGAATTAATAAAGTTAATTGACCAAAGATTAAAATGGTTAAATTTTGAAGAAGAAGATGAGTAAAGAGGAAGAATTAATAGCATTAGAAAAAGAGGTTGAACAATTAGAAGAAATATTAAATAACAAAAAAAAGAAATTAGATGAAATTAAAAATAGTAATAGCAGCATGTCTTATTTTTTTAATTGGATGCAAAACCAAAGAGATAAAAACAATTAATAAAATTGAAACGGATAGCAGCAGCCATGTTGAAATTAAAAAAGATATTCAAATTTTAACTTTGCAAACTGATACCGGTTTAATTGTTGAAGAAGAAACAACAGATTACCAAATTTCAACAGATAGTGCCGGTACCAAAACAAGCATTCCAATTAAAAAAGTAAAAAAGAAATGGCATAAATATAAAAGCCAAATAAGAGCCGCAGAAAGACAACAAATTAAAGCGGAGCAAATGGTAGTAACAAAGAAAGAAGTTAAAGCACAGCGCGTAGAAAAGACTGCATTCCAATTCAAATGGTTTATTGTTATTATAATTATATCTCTATTGTTGTTATTCATACTATTTCTTTATTTAAAATAATCTTATATTTGATTATTCATAGTGTTTTTTAGTTTTGATAGGTGCAATGGGCCGGTTTTATACCGGCCTTTTGTTTTTTATAGCTAATTATTTTCTGCGATTTTATGATTGTCAGCTCGCTTTTTAAAAAATAATAAAAAAAAGTTTTGTATTTTAATAAATACGATTATATTTGGTCATGCGCTATTGCATACAAAACCAAAACAAAACGAAATGAACTTACAAAACATTATCACCAAAGCAAATGAAATTATCAAGAATGGTAATTTTACACAATTAAAAAATGTAAGAAAAAATAGAGGGCCAATCTTTTTGATAGTAGCATTACAAGATGGTTCTGCAATCTTTGGTTCTTATACATCTGAAACTTATTATGTTTCTATTGATAATCAATCTTTTAGATTAGCATAATTTAGCCTGCGCCGGTAAAATGCCGGCGCATATTTTTAAACCAAAACCAAAAACAAAACAAAATGAAAAATCAAGCTATTACAATTCAATCAGAAATTGCAAGTCAAATCAATTATTTAAAAACAAAAATAGTTGAGGCAGAAACAAAATTAAATCAAGATTTCCTTTATTATTTTGCATGGGTATCTGAAGAATTATTTATGTACAAATTTCAAATCAATGAATTGCAATTCAAATTAGAATTTATATTAAATATTGATAATGAATTATTGGTAATTGAAGAATGCAAAATGATAATTAAATCTTATCAACATTTTTTAGATTCTGAATATAATGTACGCAACAATAGTTCGGGAACATTGCATCGCGAAACATCAACATGGAAATATCAATCAATTTTAGAATTAAAAAAATTCTTTGTAAATCTAATTAAATAATTAACCAAATTTTTAAACCTCAAAACAAAACGAAAATGAAATTATCAGAAAAAATCCAAAACAAAATTAGTGCATTAAAAATTGAGCACACTAAAAACACAGATTACAGAATGCAGAATTATTATAACTGCGTAGATGATTATTCATGGGGCGGCAGGTGCGACCAAGCGCAAGACTTTGAAATGTCAAGGATGAGGGGTATGCTGTATAATGTTTTAGAGCAGGAGGAGAATGGCGGATTTTGCAAGGAGATTGCACATGCTTACGAGTTACATGACATGGATGGCAATGTCCTCTCTACAAGATTAGTTAAGGGCAAATTCGGATTGTGTTTTATTATTCAACATTCAGAACACAATGTATCTTTTGTTGGTGCAACAAAAAACCAATCAACCTTTGCAAAAAAGGGTTTCAAGGTTATTACAAAAACCTATGAATTTAAAGTTATTTATTCCGGCACATTAAATTCAAAATTTGCCAATCGTTCTGTTGAATTAATTTCTTTATCTGAAAACATGCAAGACAAGGTTGATTATAATATCGGAGCAGACACATCACTTTGGTTATTCCAACAAAATAGTTAATTTTAAAAAGGGGCGCAGCATCCATAACTGCAAAAAAAAATAAAACAAAACAAAATGTCACAAAATCAAAAACAAATCGAAAAAGTTTTATCTACAAAATTAGATTTAGAAAATTTTTATGCAATTAGAATTTATTCAGATGATATTCAATTGCAGGGCCTATGTACAAGATTAATTAAAAACGAATGCGAAGCCGCAGGTTTTGTATTCACTTATGATGGCACCTATTTAGTATCTAAAAAAGATGGCATCGAAATTACATTAACATTCTAATCAACAGCACCGGTTTCGGCCGGTGCATTTTTAAAACTTAAAAACAAAAAAAATGAACAAGCTAAAAAACAAACACGATTACATTGACAACGAAACAATCTTAAGTTTAGTTATTCTTATTATTTTATCATTTTCAACAATGATAATTTTATTCTTATTAAGAAATTTCTAATCATGAAAAGGTATCAACAAAATTTAAGAGTAGAGGGTAACAAGGTTATCTCTTATACTACGCATGTAGCAACCATTGACGGAGAGAACTTAATCCAATTGGGTTGGTGGTCAGTAACTACGCAAAAGCACATTAATTATGTAGCTAAAGAATATGGTCTAACAATTATTAAAAACTATTAATCATGGAAGTATTAATTACAGATTTAAAACGCATGGCGCAAAATTTTCAAAGTGAAGATATTGAGCAATTAGAAGTTTATGAAGTTTTATCAATGCACAATGGCGCAAACTACATGGCTAATATTGATATCGCTTATAAAAATTTAGATGTATTATTTTCTTATTCGCATGTGGTTAATTATATTGAAAAAAATTATCCAACAAGAATTGCAAAATATTGGGGAGAAGAATATACCTGCATTATTGAAACGGATGATGAGGGAGATGAAATATATTGCATTCCAATAGATGAATATTTTGCGGAAAATTCTTTATTAATTGTAAAAGATTTATTAACTTTAATTCTAAAATAAAATGAAAAGATTAAAATTTAATTTGGCAGGGCAATGCCATACAACAATCAACGGATTAGAATATAGTATTGTTCAAGCCGGCCATGATGTATTTACTTTTGTAAACCACATGACAAGGGAAACAGAAATTCATTTAACACTTATGCATGCAATGGCTGCAATACGCGCGATAAATGAATTGCAATTGCCAAAAGCTGCGCAGTATAAACAAACGCAATCGCATAAGATTGCAAAGTTAGCAATTGATGACACCTTAATTATAAGCGATGATGAGATTTATAAAGTAAGACCATTAATTTCTTATTACAAAAAAACATACAACAAACTATTCACAATTGAAACCATTATAAAAGATGGGATTAAATCTTATGAGATTACAAGATGCAGATAGAAATAAAATACAATAACCATTTTGATGAGCAAGGCTTACCGGTGGTAAAAAAAATAAATGTGCAATCTTCTGTTGGCCTTTCGCCGCAAGAAAGAAACATTTCAATTTATCAATGGGGCCTATCAATTAGGTGCCAATTGCAAATGCTTGAAAAGAAGATTAGCAAATTAGAAAAAAGAGATAATTATTTACTATTTAACCACTAAAAAAAACAAATCAAACATTATGAAACAATTAATTGAAATTCAAAACGAATTAAAAGCACCAAAAAATCAATTCAATAAATTTGGCAATTATTATCACAGAGTTGCGGAAGATATTTTGGAAGCATTAAAACCTATCTGCGCTGCGCATGGTTGTTTATTAACAAACAATGATGAAGTCTTGGAATTGGCAGGCGTATTATTTATCCAATCAACATGTACTATCACGCATAAAGATTGGCCGGCACCAATTAGCGCAAAAGGAAACGCCGGTATTGAATTAAACCGCAAAGGAATGGATTTGTCACAATCGTTTGGCGCATCAAGTAGCTACGCATTGAAACGCGCATTAGGAAATTTATTTTTATTAGATGATGCAAAAGATGCCGATACTACAAATACGCATGGCAAAGATGCGCAGCCTGCGCCAAAACCAAAACAAGATTTAATACATGGAACGCCGGCATACATTCAATGCGTTTTAAAATTAAAGAGCGGCGAAATTACGATTGATGATGTTTACCAAAAAGTAAATGTTTCGGCTGCGGTATTAAAACAAATTCAAAACGATATTAAAAATGTATAGTCAGCAACAAACCCATGATTTGATAAATGGTTTATTAAATCAAGAAAAGCATTTAAGCTATTCTTCGCTATCTGCATTTAAAAAATCGCCATTGGAATTCTTGCATTATAAATTTCAGCAAAGAGAGCAAACGCCTGCGATGGCGTTTGGCTCAATGGCGCATAATTTTATTTTAGAATATCATACATTCTTTTGGAATTATTATGTAATAGATAGTGATGCACCAAAAAAACCAACAAGCGCGCAATACAATGCAAAAAACCCAAGCGTTGATACATTGGCTGCGATTATGTATTGGGATAAATTAGAACAAGAAGCAGGCGATAAGAAATTAATTACGCAAAATGATTTAAAAGAATTAGAAAAACTTTCAAATTCACTTTTTAAAAATGCTGCGGCCATGCATTTAATAATTAAATGCAAGGATTTTGAAAAAGAATATAATTTCAAGCATGACAATTTTTCATTTAAAAGTTTTATAGATGCAGAAGATAGCAATATAAGATTAGATTTAAAAATTGTGCAAAACGCAGAGCCAAAAAAATTCCAACGCGATGCTATTGCATACGGATACCACATGCAAGCTGCGATGTATGAATTGGCAGGCGGCAAAAGGGATTATTATTTAATTGCTCTTGATAGAAATGGCGGCGTATCGGTAAATAAATTATCCGATGAATTAATTGCGCATGGCATGCAGGAAATAAATAATCTATTAGAAAATTTTAATCGCTGTATTTTAGAAGATGCATGGTTGCAGTCTTATGAATTTTATTCAACAAGAAGCGATGGCGCATACGAATTTGAATTACCAAAATATCTTAATATCTAACAATTTAAAAAAAAAGAAAAATGACAAAAGAAACAAACTATGTAGGACAAGGAAAGACAATGGAATTTTCTTGGGGAACGAAAGAAGCATTAAATCTTAATCGTGAAAAGATTATGCAATTGCCGGTTGATAAATATGGTAATATCAAAATTGATGTTATGAAACGCAAATCGCCGGACAAATTTGGCAACGATTTATCTGTTGTTGAAAATACTTATGTGCCAAAGCCAAAAGAAGTAAACGCAGAAGATGATTTAACATTCTAAAAAATTAACATATTGCAGATAGATTAATTTCTATTTGCAATATTTTTTTTAA